GAAGAACAGCCTTAAAGAACAGATTGCTGATTGCGTGGCAAAGCAGACTGACAATGATAAGCTGATGGCTGAATATGACAAGGTTAGTTCGGATATTCTTAATCTCAAATTTGAACTTGGCGATATGTCACGCAAAGCTAATGAAGAAAATATCAAGGCTAGGAGAAAACTTGAATCACAGATTAGTAACCTTAATTATGTGATTGAGGATAGCAAGAAGTCAATCAGCAACGCAGAAGATGTTGTTAGTTTTGATAAGGACAAGATAGCTGAATATCAGAAAACACTTGATGATAGCAGAACCGAATGGAAAGCTGAAAAAGAGCGTGTATTTGACGAGAATAATCTTATTTGCCCTTATTGTAAACAGGAATACCCAGAGGAAAAGAAAGAGAAACTAAAGGCAGATTTTAAGGCACATAAAGAAACTGAACTTAGCAGAATTACCGATAAGGGCAACACAGCTAAGAAAATGCTTGATGAAATCAAAGGATTGTTAGTTGAAGCTGAACAGGAATTGGCTGACAGAAAGCAGAAGTTAGAAAAGCATTTAGTTGATTTAGCAGACCTTGAAAAGCAGTTAGCAGAACTTCCACAGGAAATTGATGTATCAGCTACAGAAGAATACAAGGCACTTGAACAGAAGATTGCCGAAAAAGAAGAAGCTATGCACAAGGCTAATGATATTTCGGCGGTTAAGGCAGAATTAAAGTCACAGGAAACAGCTTTAAGGCAGCAGTTAGCAGAATGTGAAAGCCAGATTGCAAAGTCTGATACGGCAGCAGACGAAAAGCGTCTTGAAGAATTAAGGCAGATAAGGATTGATTCTGAACAGAATAAAGCTAATGCCGAGAAGATTCTTGATTTACTTGATGAACTAGACAAAGCAAAGAATGAAGCCTTGACAGAAGCAGTAAATAGTCATTTCGGTTTGGTTAAGTGGCAGTTGTTTGAATATGCTAAGAACGGCAATTACAAGAGCTGTTGCATACCTACAGTTGACGGAAAGAGCATTTTAACAACTATGAGTAACAAGGGTAACAGGATTTTAGGCAGAGTTGATATTTGTAATTCAATCCAGAAGATTAGTGGCATATCGGTGCCTATTATTCTTGACGATGTAGAGAACTTAGATGAACGGAATCAGAAGAAAGTTGCTGAAATGATAGATAGCCAGTTGATTATGCTGATTGTTAATGATAGCGAGAAATTAGAGATTGTGGAGGGATAATATGCAAGGCGAAGATACTTATGTACTTACAGTAAGCAATAAAGAAGCAGAAGTTATCAAGCAGTTTGTATCAGCAATGGAGAGAGCTACTGTTACGATAGATAATGATGATGTATGGGAAATTATGGAAGCTATTGCATATAAAAGTACTTCCGCAAATGTAATAGGCATAAAAATTATATATGAAGAAAGTGAGGAATAATTATGGCAGATACAACAGTTGCAGAAAAGAAAACATTCAGTTTAGTACTTACTGAAAAGCTGGATAGCGTATCAGAAGCACTTCCAAAGGATTTTAACAAAGCAAGATTTGTGCAGAACGCATTAGCACTCATCAACGATAATCCGTCTTTACAGAAATATAATCAGTCACAGCTCACAGCCGGACTTTTAAAAGGTGCTTATCTTGGCTTGGATTTTTACTCAAAGGAGTGTCACTTGGTGCCTTATGGAAATCAGCTTAACTATCAGACGGATTACAGAGGCGCTAAGAAATTGGCAAAGAAGTATTCTATCAGACCGATTAAGGACATTTACGCAAAGTTGGTTCGTGAGGGAGACAGCTTTGAGGAAAAGATTGTAAGCGGAGAACAGACTTTTGATTTTAAGCCACTACCATTTAATGACGGAAAAATAATCGGTGCGTTTGCTGTTTGCTTATATGCTGATGGTGGTATGCAGTATGACACAATGAGCCTTGCAGACCTTGAAAACACAAGAAAGTCAAGTAAGGCAAGCAATAGCCCAGCTTGGAAGAATTTCACAGGTGAAATGTATAAGAAAACTGTACTTCACAGGCTTTGCAAGCATATTGAGTTAGATTTTGAGAATCCGACACAGCAGAATACATTCTTAAGCGGAATGGAGATTGAAACAGACCCGCAGAAGTTAGCTGAAAATGATATTGAGCAGAACGCAAACAGCGTTGATTTTGAAGAAAGCGACATTATCGAGGGTACAGCCACAGAAGTAACCGAAGAACAGACAGAAGATAGCACATTACCACCATTTATGCAGGCAGAATAGGAGATTATATATGACAGTATATGAGTTAATACAGGAATTAAGTCAGTATAATGCAGATACAGAAGTTAAGTTTCACTGTGAAGCTGAATATGATACTGACGTTGAAGCAGAATTTGACAGAGAGAATGAAAACGACACGCAGGAAGTGACAGTTACAGCAAGTTTTGACGATGATGTAGATTTTGATGATATTGACGATTATGAGCCGATATGCAAGAGAACTTGGCAGAAAGACCCATTCATTGTTATTAATTTATCTTATTAAGGAGAGCTGATATGAGAGTAATTTCACAGACAGGAAAAACAGATATCCCATATGATTATTTTTCATTATCTGTAGCCAGTGGGAAATATGAAGATGTAGAAGTAGCATATATTCATTGCCACAATTTATCATCGCCGAATGGCACAAAGTTGGCTGAATATTCCACCGAAGCAAAGGCAATTAAGGCTATGAAAATGTTAGAAAAGCATCATAGGCTGGATTTAGCAACGAATTTAATATCAGAAAGAGTCAAGAAATTTTTCGCCAACGCTAGAAGAACCAAGAGCAACGTAGAGATAATGGCGGATATTAGCGAGGATTTAACGAAGTACGAGTATTTTCAGTTCCCACAGGATGATGAAATCGAGGTGTGAGTATGAGATTAAAATGTTTAGGCTCATCGTCAGCCGGAAATTGCTATCTGCTAACTTCCAACAGTGGAGAAACACTTATCCTTGATTGCGGGATACCAATTAAGGAGATTAAAAAAGGCTTAGATTGGAACATAAGGGGGATAAAGGGTGTGATTATAAGTCACACCCACCTCTAGACCACAGCAGGTCATTAAACGATTTTAAGTCAATGGGAGTACCGATTTATGCACCATATTTGAAGATTGATTATATGTCAATGAATATGGGCGAATTTACAGTAAAACCCTTTGATTTAACGACAATAGGCGGAAATTGGACACACACTAATGCAAATGGCGAACCTTGCCCGATATTCGGATTTCTAATTACTCACAAGGAAATGGGGAGAATGCTTTACATAACGGATTGTGAACTAATCAAGTGGAAGTTTAAAGACATAAATCACATTCTCTTAGGTGTGAATTATGACAAGGATTTAATCGACAGGGATAACACAGGCAAAGCTAATCATGTATTCAGAGGCCACTTATCCATTGACACAGCTTGTGATTTTGTTAAAGCGAATTATTCAGACAGCTTGCAGAACGTCATAATGTGCCATCTATCAGCAGAAAATGCTGATAGAGATATTTTTATCGAGAAAATGAAAAAAGTTGCTTGTGGGGCAAATATAGATGTTGCGGTAGCAGGGAAAAGTTGGGATTTGAAAAATCCTAGCGAATGTCCGTTTTAGAAAGGAGAATTGATATGCCAAACTGGTGCGAGGGAATGTTAAAAATCAGAGGAAAGCAGGAAGATGTATTTAATCTTCTAGCTGACAATCTTCAAGTTTGGAAAACAGTTATCATTAGAGAACCAAAATTTGATATGCGAGAAGAACTTGACAAAGAAGCCATTGAGATAGACCGAGAAGATGGAACTATATATGTCGAAAAGACTGCATATATAAAAGGCACTCGCAGAAACTTTGTTGAGCCAAACGACATAAATGTCTGGAAAAGAAAAGATGGAAATGCCTGTATTGCTGTGGAATTTAAAGCAGCTTGGGATGTAGAAAGTGAACCATACATTGAATTATCCAAAGCATACAATGTGGATATAAAAATAGAAGCATTTGAAAGAGGTATGGAATTTAGCAGGTATATCCTTATCGAAAACGGCAACTTAAAAGAGGATAAAGAAACTAAATATGATGATTATGTATGGGAATGCGTAATGCCTAATCTTGGTGGCTGATTAAAGGCAGAAAGGAGCAGAAATGGAGAGATTAACAAAGACAATGAGGTGTCAAGATGGAGCAAGACTTTATGATATATCAAACGAGCTATTTGGATTAAACATCAGCAGAGCAGATAAAACAAGAATGATTTTAGAAAAACTTGCAGATTATGAGGACTTAGATGAACAGAACAGGCTTATTAGATTGCCTTGCAAGGTGGGAGATACAGTTTATTGTATTTTCAACAGATACACTAAATGTACATTTAACAATGAGGAATTTGACGATTGTAGTTGCCAAGGGTGCGAGTATGAGTGCGACAGCAAAAAAGAAAATTATGTGCAAGATATGAGGGCGTATAGCCTTGATTGGATTGTAACAAATTTGAAGAATTTTGGCAAAACCGTTTTTTTAACAAAAGAAGAAGCAGAAGCAAAACTGAAAGAATTGAGGTGCAACAATGATTGATTGTAATATTTGCAAGCATAAAGAAGATTATTGTATAGAATGCAAGCACGGAGAGTTGTTCGAGAGGAAAATTGTGTCAGAACCCAAAAAAATATCAGTTAGTAACGGAAAAGAATATTGCGGACATTGTGGTTATTTGTGTGAATACGCAAGAGGATATAAAAAGTTTTATTGTATTAGGTGCGGCGGACTTAATTTAAGAAGTTGGAAGAATTGAGAGGTGGAGAAAATGGCTCAATGGAATAAAAATACAGTACCCAAATGTAAGAATAAAAATTGTTCAGATGAAGTTTTGGTAACAGTAGAAAAAAATGCAAGAGAAACATATCAGAGAGTGCTGAAAGCTATTTATATTCCTTATCATCATTGTACTGCAGAGGATATGGGTTGGAATATGCCAGATGGCGTTCCTGATGATTGGGAGTACATAGAAGATGAAGATACTTACTGGATTCCCCAAGGTTGGTATGAGGTATGTGATTATTGTGATGATTATTCGTATTTCACAATTGAAGATAGGGTTACAGCTTGGATGAAATTACCCAAACCATATGAATCAAGAGTTAAAGAGTTTGGAGGCAAAGAA